TTACCCTTATGCTACTTGCTGCTGCCTCAACGACGAAGTAGCCCATAGCTTCCCACGTAAAGGTCATCTCCATCATCTGGTGCAGCATCGGCAATCAGTATTGCGGCTTGGGTAGAGGCTTGGACCGCAGCAAGCTTCTGTTCAAGCTTTTGCCCATAGCGGTGGACACTAGACTTACTGATGCTATAACCACGCTCCATCAAGATTTCGGCAATCTCGACATAGCCACAAAAGCCTTTATCTTTGAACCAGGTATCTAACCAAAACTTATCATCAGGATTGAGCTGATCAATTGCAGAGGGCTTCGCCATAATTACCCCCAATACTTCGTCGGGCGGGCAATACCAGCAGGACAGTCAACAGTATATTCCACCACATCAATGCCGTTAGAATTAAGGAGAGAATGCCAATGCCCATCAGGTTTACGGTTAATAACAACCAGTTCTTTATTTTCCAAATAGGCCAGTTGAGCATGGAGTTCATTGGCGGTAGCATCTGGATAAATGGCTTGAACCACAGTCAGAACTAAAACGTCCATTGCACCCAGTGGTCGGGCATTGTTCAGTGCATTCAGTAACAACCAACGCATGTTTTCACGACGTGCTTTTACGAGATCTGTCATTGTTTATTCATTCCTTGGCGTATTTGAACGTTTTCAATTTTTGAAGCCAAAGCATCAAGCTTGGCTTCAATCAGAGTTTGGCCGCGAATATAGTCTTCACGAGCAACATAGACATGTGGCAAATCAATCTGAAACTTATAAAATTTTCGTTCTAGATCACGAATGTCGTCATGGTTCTGTGCGGATTGCTTCGCAACATCCTCAAGTCGGTTCTGCATCACTTGAAAGTTGTTATTGAGATTTGTTTCAATGCGTCCCCATAGAATTTTGATGGTTGCGATGACAGTACTGATCATCACAATCAAAATCATGATCCATTGATATAAATCCATTTGAATAGCCACATATCACCCCTTAACCAACAAAGGCTTGAAGGACTGAACGACCACTGTTCAGCATGCTAATTAAAGAATCGATAAACCAAGACACCGTGGTATGCCAACCTGACCAGATTTGCTTAATTTCTGCGTGAGTTTCTAAGTACTCTTTAATCATGAACTCCAGCACAGCTTCTTTTTTGGCAAGACCTTTGAGAACACCTTCATTCTCTACAGCTTGCATATATTTTGCGGTGGCTTGAAACATGTCATATACCGCTAACGAGGTGAGCTTAATATTGGTATATGTCTTTTGAGTGGCCGTAATCCCTGTTTCAACGGTTTCGTTGATATGCCCGTAATTTTTTAGAACATAGTCTGCAAGATTGATGATTGCAGTTTTTGAAAATGTGACTTTTGGCATTTTGAATACTCTTCTTTATTCGCTTTGTGGTTTGGATTGGATGGCGTATGCCGTCTAATAAATCAAACAGGGCATACACCACCACGACTACAGGACGTTTGCGTACTAAGACTTCAATGACCATGATTGAACGCCTTTGCTCTGATTAATAAAGCGGCTTACAAGACCACAAATGGCACACCAGGCAATGACGTGCATACGAATGTCATCAGGTAAAACTGCTAAAACAGAATCAGGAATTGGAGTTACAGCAAAAAAAGCAATCAAGGTGAAAAACACGTTACTTAACCACTTCCAACCAGTGCGCCAGTTATGCACCAAGAAGCCATCATTGACAGAGCTGGCTACGCCCATGACGTACTCTTGGCGCACAGTCTGAAGATTGGATTCGCTCTGCTTCAGCTTGTGTTTAAGATCAAGAATCTGTTGGATTTGGTTGTTGTTGGTTTGGCCTTGTTCAATCAACAATGCATCTTTTTCGCTGAGCGTCAGCATTGACTGGTCTAACCGACTTTCAAGGTTTGAGGCGTTTAGACGTAACTGTTGAATCTTGTCGGACTCGTTGGCATTTACAATCAACTGAAGGTCTTTTTGCCCAGTTTCATATCCATGCCGATAGTCTGCATTGCCACGCTTTTCAACCTGTTCTTGAACGCCTTGCTGAATACGGGTTTGAATCAATGAATGAGGAACTTTAGATTTTTTATGGCTCATGATCAGATTCCTCAAAGTTCAAAATGAGGTGAGTCATATTCACCTTTTTCGCGGTAATTACCGTCATTGTCCCAATCCGCACCCCAGCGAATGGATACCCCTAATTCTTTGGCCGCGGCAAACATGGCTTGAGCCATTTGGTCAAACTTAGATAAATCATTCCAGTCCACAGGGTAGGGAACCAAATCCACTGCTTTACCTGTGACATGTTTACTGGAGAGAGGATTATTCAGCCAGGTCACTTTGGCTGCTTTAGGTAGGGCATATTTTGCAGGTACACCTTTCGCTGTACATTGTGCAGCAGTACGGCCTTTGCCATAGTTGATATAGCATTGCTCTTTCGTGCGCACACCCTCAACGACCATGAAGTCCTGCGGGGTGATTTCAATGGCACGCTTAACAACCTTGATTAAATTGGCATCTACACCTTCAAGACGGTTCAAACTCAGTTTGGATAACACAAACTTCTTTTTTAACTTTTCAGACATTTAATAAACCCTTATCTAACATTGTGTCAGTTTCGAGGTTTAGCGATTAGGTTTGTATCGGAACACTTTCCATAAAAAAACCGCCCGAAGGCGGTGAGATAAAGAGTGCGATTGAAATGGAGTCAGGCTAATTGTGAAAACATATCGAGTTGATTGCTTTGTTTCTTATTTTCGGCAGGGCTGACTTGATTCTTACGAACTTGCCTAATCCAACGAGTAGTAACATTATATTTTTTTGATAATTCTCGTTGAACTTGTGCGGTAGCACCTAATTCTTCAAGATCCTGTTCAATACGTTTATCACGTAAAATACTTATATATCTGTCTGACTTTGGAATATAAACAATAACACCATTCCAAAATTGACAAAGTTTTTTGAGATTATTAAAGCCAAGAAGCTCTGCGAGCTCATGGCTTTCGGATATTGATTTAAGAGGAGGGAAACTATAATCAGAACCGCCATAATGCTTGATTAGAATCATAGCGGTTCTGTAGTCAGTGAGCTGAATAATCAGCCGAAGGTTGTCTGGTAGTTTATCTAGGTACTCGTCTTGTTTCATTGTTGGCCCGCTTCGCTTTGTACTCCAATGCCGCAACTATACGCCACAGTTCATTTTCCGTACAAAATTCTAACGCGTCTTTTTGAAACATTTGTTTAGCAATGCCTTTTGCGTAGTTCCAATGCAGCTTATGCTCGGTCAAATGGGCCTCAATTTTTCCGATTAAAGCCTCCTTTGATAGTTTCACTTTGGGCTTATTCCCAAAATTACGCTTAGAGAATCCAAGCTGATCCAGATGCTGAATGACTTTTAACAAGTCATCCATTGTCATATCTTTGGCAGAACGCTTACCAGTGACATGCTGGAGCATGTCACGGTAGGTATCCTCATCAAGGTTCAGCGCTTTTTTACCCATATGGATTGTGGCTAAACGATCATTACGTGAGGATTTTTTCATATAGGTTTCCCCATATGGTGGGTCGGCAAAATATTGGTATCTTGCTGTTCGACTTTAATATCGTGATACATAACCTCTATGTATTGAAGAATTAAATCTTTAGCACTGTCTAGATCATTTGCAGATGCAAGAAACCCAGCCACTGCTGTACCAGCAATACAAAATGCAAATTCGTCTGCATCACGTTCGCTAACGTTCGCCATTTGAGAATGCATTGGCACAATCATATTATCAAAAATACCTTCGGCAATTTCTTTTGGTGAACCTTGTACTATTTGTTTTTTCGTTTTGTTCATCATGCTGCAAACTCCGTGATAAGTTCAATTGACTCAGATACTTTGATTAGGTGGTTAATGGCCCTAGTCGCACTAGAAAAGTAGGGTAGGCGGTATTCATATTTATCATCCAGATCTGGATGCTCTCTGTAGGCTTTACGCTTACCGTATATTTTCAAAAGTTTGTTTTTAAATGTAGGCTTATATTTGCTAACGAAGTAAGGTGCCAGATACTTAGCCTCAGGGTGTTCACTACTTTCGGTACACCAACAGCCTTTAACAGTATCATTCACGAATATACCAACAACGAGTTTCATTTTGTGGCGTTGAATGCGTAATGAAATTTCATAACCATCGCATAAAAGCTCAACACGGCTACAGGTGTCCAGTTCTTTGATAGCAAATTCTTTTTGTTCTTTACTTAACTTCACGATGTTTCTCCAAGGCTAATAACAACTTCTGGTGGCAACTTGTCTAAATCTTCAATTTTGATCATGGTTTTCCTAAATTTTGGTCAAAAAAATCCCGCCAAAAGGCGGGACCTTTTGTTTTGTTAAACAGTTAAGATGAAAATCTCATCAATTCAGAGCATCCTTTAATGCTTTACTTGCCTTAAATACTGGGCTTTTTGAAGCAGCAATCGTGATTGCTTCACCCGTCTGAGGATTACGCCCTTGACGTTCAGCACGATCTGTCACTTTAAAAGTACCAAAGCCTTTTAAATCTACAGATCCACCATTTGCTAACGTATCAATAACAGCAGTTTCAAAAGCTTGAAGGCTTGCTGTAGCTTGAACTTTGCTAATACCAGCAGTAGAAGCGATGTGTTGAATAAGTTCAGATTTGTTCATAGTTTTATATCCAATTAAATTAATATTGAAGGTTGTTAAACATTTGCAAAATCGAGCGAAATCGCTTGATATTTGCCATCTTCATCACGCTCATAAAAGCGGACGTAGTTCTTGCTATCTGTAACGATGATGCTGTCACTGATTGCATCCATTGCACGTAGCCACTTCTCATCCCGAATATCTAAACGACGTAAGGTGAGGACACGACCAGTTGAAATTTTTCCTTCCTTATCCACTTGAAAGGCATCATTGATCAATACGCGAATATTGTCGTTAGAACCTGTAGCCCACTCGGAAATACATTCGTCAATTAAAGCCTTAGCCGCTTGAAGGCTTTCATCAAAACGAATACTTTCTTGGCTTTGGCGCACAATCTTGTACTTACCATCAAAGCTAAACAACGTTACATTGCCTTTATTACCACCAATTTGAACGCCATGCTGTTCAGCAGAAAGTTGGATAAATGCCGCAATGTCTTCAAAAGATAACTTTTTAAAAGCCAACATCTCTTGCTGTAAAACCTTCGCACCACCAATTAAACGCTCAACCAAATCGCTACGTTCAATATCCATCGCCTTGATCTGATCAACTGGAATCAAACGGCCTTTTGCATCAATGCGGTATCCTGCTGGAATTTCTGTTACTGCGTTCATAAATATCCCACTTTCTTAAAGTTATGTTTCGAGTCATTTTCGATTGCAATTTGGCAATCAATGCAAAGTTTTACGTTACCCAAAGCACGTCGCTGCTCTGGAATTTCATTACCGCAGTCTTCACATGCATGAGCGCTGGGCTGGTCAAAATTAGGACGATTGTTGAGAGTGTTAAAGATCAACTCGTCATTCTTGTCGTTTGCTAAATCGGCTAGATCTGCCATTACTACCTCTTAAGTGATTCTTTTTTTAACGCAAGCATGTGGACACTTTTGACATGCCCGCCAGTGGCGCATTTCTACTGGGTTTTGTGTTGGTGCTTCACGTTCATGAAAACCAGCACAAGCCTCTGGGCTTATTAATTGGTCTAGGTGAGGGCAGTGAATACTGCCCAACACCCGCATAACAATCTTTTCTAGGCGGTCTGTACTGCCTACATATTTTCCCCGTAGTGCCAGTGACAAACTCGGACGGGCATAGCCCAATTCATCTGCAACTTTTTGAATCGTGCCCAGCTGTTCAATACGGTTCTCTACAAGCTCAATCCATTTCGGTTTAGGTGTGTTGCAAGACATAAGTGAGTACTCCAATCAGAACAATATTGATTGCGAGAAGCAGTGAAATGACTTGCTTACTCCGAACCTGTGTTTCATTCAGCTCAAGTTCATTTTGTTCAGCCAAGCGCTTAAATTCATTACGTTCTGTAAACAGTCGAATTCTGTCCTGATGAATAAATTCATGTAGTTCTGGGTCAATCTGTGCTTTAAGATTCATCGTTCATTTCCTCTTGTTCATGTAACAAAGTGCCGTGCTTAATTTCTTCTTCGAGTTCAGGGCGCTCTGAATACATGACTGTATTGGTATTAGGGTCAAAGACTTGCTTAGCCCGTTGAATTTGTGGAGGGATTGGACCTGTATCCATTCCTGGTAAAAGCTGGTATTTCGCTTTGCGAACTGCGTGATGAGCTTCACGCGCAATTCTTAGGTAACCCGCATGGTGTAGAAAGCGTAAATAACTATCTGCTGTTTCAATTGAAACTTGCTGTACATCCGTACTTGAAATTGCAGCAAGTTCAGTTGCATTTACTGGTTGTTTGGTAATACGCAAGGTATTCCACATAGCCTTGTTCACAGTCGCGGTTTTTCCCAAAATATTGCCTTGACGATCAACAGAAGGAGTGTTGTAGCCATAATCCTCAACAAGCTTGAAATAAATCATTTCAATTTTCTTGCTCATGTTCGGAACTTGCTCTCTTCTGACCTCAGCAATAATTCCCGCCTTTCTTAGTCCAGTAATGAAATCACGAGTACTGTCATATTTCATCTGACCAAGTTCAGCGACTTGTTTGATAGTGAACTCTTCACGATGCTTACGAATAGCAGTCCACACACGTTGGCGTGGTGATTGGTAAGGTTGTCCTGCATTCATAACGTGATTTCCCAGTTCTTGAGTTAATGATAGTTTTGTACCAGCTTGCATGAATCAATTACCCTCAGAAGCTGCGTGGCTTAGGGCTTTCGCCAGTCACAAAGCCATCAAGTAAAAGTTCTTTCAGCACATGCTTAGTGATGTGAGGCGTACCCGCTTCTAACGCTTTTTCATTTAGCATTTCTAGGTTGGTGGATACACGTCGAGTCGATCCGCGCACCTGTCCCAGTAATTGCTCAAGTACGGGTTCATCAATCTGAAGCTGCGGTGCATAAATCGAAGCCAACAGCATCACGTCATTCAAATCAGCAGGAAGAGCAGGGACCCAGTTCAAAATACGTCCGTGAAAGCGTTCCCATTTCTCCAACTTACGTGCCAGCATTTCTTCACCAATAATCAAGAAAGTGCCTTGGCTGCCCTCATATAAATCACGGATGAGTTCAACTTTGTCGCCCTTCATAAGATGGTCAAACTCATCAAT